ACGGCGCGAAGTCCGAGAAAAAGGGGACGGGGGACTAAATCCCCCAATCCCCGCCAGCAGGCAAGAAACCGAATACTTACAAACCAGCACAGCCAGATATGCTGTGATAGTTTCCCAGACTACCCGTTAGGGCACTACATACCCGCCTAACTGCTGGGGACAGGTTTGAAGATATGCAGTGTCACAGCACATTTGGCCATGCTGGCACAACCAAAACGAGTTGCTGTGAAGCAACCCCCGTCTGACACGGTCTAATGATTCGGTCATGCGCAGCATGACATTGAGCTACTGTGTCAATCCTGAGACACAGGGTTCGATTGGCTCGTTTAGACACACTTTACCTATTACAATCCGTAACGATAAAGGTGTACCTCAACCAGTTCAGCGTGACCCAACAGCAAGAGTTGCAAACCCCCCACTGTCGCATCCGACTTACAGTCATGGCGAATATTTCGCTCGTGTAAGGAAAGGATTTCCAGCTAGACCACACTCGCAGACCTAATAAGATCGGACGTAGTCGGCATCCGACCCGACCCGCTGCGCGCCCCCTAACGAGCGCACTGAGCATGACCAATAAGCACTGGGAATCGACTTTGCGGACGTGCCTATCACATTGAGGATTTATGGACGTTTAATGCGTAAACTAGCATCTATCTAACGCGCTTACAGTGGAACTGTAGCCAGCGGGCTTGCGGCCCGGAGGCGCGCATAGACGTAGCGTTTACTCCCGTGTCATCAGGTATCGCACCTTATAGACACGCTTTACATGCACCCTACGCTTTTTCAGCACGGCTTTCGCAGCGATAGTTTAATCCGCACGATTCACGCACCGATGACTTATCGGCTATGCCGCGCTTCACGCTTGGACTATCCCTGTTATCCCGTACCTTCCGCGCAAGATGTTCCGAGACGGGAACAAACGTCCTATACCGTTTTATCGGTTATGGGAGGTGACAGACCGATAACCGTCCGCAGAATCTCAGACCCTACGCGCAGACTCCACCCCGCGCGAACAGACCCTACAGCGAGACTGCCGGTTTTACCGGACGTACCCAGCCCATGACGGGTTTAGCGCAGACTATGCGCACTCCCACCCTTTCGGTGCCGAGACGGCCCGATTATGGACCTAGACCGACGCCAACAGTGCGCCTATAGGTTGAAGGGCTACTTCAACGGCCTATAATGTCCATCCGAGAGCGCCCCAAGGTAGGGGCGCCTTGCGGGCGGACACTATCCGCGCGCCTTGACGGTCTTGCCCCAGTCCGAGAACGCGGTACGGGTTGCGCCGACGGTCTGCGCTTTGCCGAGAATCTTCTCAGCGACGACCGCAGCGTTATCAGACCCAAAGTTCTTCTCGGACGGAGGGGTGTAGCCATGACCGTTCTCGGCCATGTACTCCAACTGTCCGATAAGATCCTCGACGCGGGCAAGGATGTCCTCGCGCTCGTCGATGCCACATGCGGCGAGCGCATCGACTACGCGCTTGAACTTGGCCCCTTGCTTGTCGGCGCTATACGCGACGGCAGCAGCGTCGAACTGGGCCTCCGTAAGCGTACCCTGACTGATCGCGGTTGACGTAGACATAGGAGTCTCCTATAACTGCGTCGTCCCGCTACCAGACGCCCATCGTCCAATAACAGGACGACAAGACCTAGGTATCATACGGAACTTATAGGGCGTGCGCCGTTCGACGCACTATGTTGCGCCTCGCTCTGAGGCGCCCGGTTCCTTCCGATTGTACCCTAATAGTACGATATAATCCCCAGCGCGTCAAATACTTTTCTAGATTTTATTATTATCGCTCCATTCCAATAATAATCCGCTCCAGCATGACGAAAAATGGAAAGTTATCGGCACATTCCGATAATATCGATGCTAAAGTCTCGCTTACAAGGTCCGTTTTTTGACGCGAAGACGCACTTTAATTGTTAAAATCAAATTTTATTGTCCGATCATCCACAGTCCTGATATTTTCTTGATTTTTAGTATCAATAACCTTGCGGACCTTGTTTTTATCGCTAATATACCATAATAACCACGTCCCATCATTTCAAGTCCCATATAAACCGGCTTTTGGCTCTCAGTCCCATAATCTCCCCTTCTCTTTTCTGTCAAGCCTTTTCTTATCAGACCCAAAAGGATTTATCACACGCATAGTCAGATTACAGGACCGTCCGATAATCGCCACGGCGCAAAGTCCTATAACATTCTACTCTCGCCCTCGCCCGATAACCTTTTCCCCCCTTAGTCCCATAAGGGGCATCGCGCATCGTCCTATAGCCCAATGCCCGATAACCCACCAACGTCCCATAATCGCAAAACGTCCTATAATGTTCAAGGCGCAAAGTCAGTGCGCAACGTTATCGGACCTAATTCGGGAAAAATTATAGGACCAGCAGGCTGCGCATCCCCGTTGGTCCTATAACTCAGATCAGAATTTGGTCCTAATAAGACTCGGAGTTTTCCACGTCCGAGAACCACTAACCATCGTGTGCCATCCAAGTTCGATAACTCCAACGTCCCATAACTGCCCAGGGAAGTCTTGTTCCGAAATTGCGACAAAGTCTGATAACAAACTGATCGCTTCTTCGTCTGATAACTCATCGTCAAGTCGTACTGCAACGTAGCGTGCCATGTTATCGCTCCTTTTTTTATGGGTCGTTGGCCATACGCTGCCATAGTTCCCATAACCCACATTGGTCCGATACTTTCCGAAGAACGTCAGCAGTCCAATAAACGTCGAACGGAGAATTCGTTTTTTCCAGTACCACGTTAACCCCGTGTACTCCGATAACTCGCTGCGGCCCCTGGGTCATGTCCGATAACTCTTGCTGCAATTTATCGGCAGCTTGTCGGTACTGCCGATAATATCGCATCGGAGCGTTTGTTGTGCCCAACAACGTGAACAACCGATAATAACCCTTGGGCAGTGCTATTGACCTTCTCATTTATCGGCTCCAAAGTGCCAACAGAAAACATCCGATAAACAGGGCAAGAAAGCCCCATAACGATAGTGCAACCAAAGATCCGATAATCATCCAACCGATTGACCATCCTTCTTTGTTATCAGACCCAGGTGGCTGTGTGGCCCGATATTCGTGATAGCCTTGCTCGTCAAAGTTAAACATTATCAGTCCCTCCGACCGACAACGGACACACTGCCCGTTTGGTTATCAGACCTATACCCTCTCCATACGTATGGACTAAGAGTAATCTTATCGGACAGCGCTGCGATAACGCCGAATCCGATAACTTGATTGGAGCAATGGAGCGCTAGGTCCGATACAGTCCGGCCCAACAATTCATTCCCACTGTAGCACCGCTTATCGGGCACAAGCCACTTTCGTCCTATAACGGCGAGCACGATAAAGCGCCGCTTTAACCGCCGATGCCATGCCTCTAGGTCCGAGAACCTCAGAGCCACTTCAGTTATCGGTCCCTTCTCTTTCAATTCGTGCTTCAATTCATGGAGCGTCTCATAATACTGCCGAGATTCACGCTCCAGCCGGTCCCATAATCCCCACGTTCTGCGCTCTGACAAGTAGTTCATTATCGCGCCTCAAAACAACGTCCCGTATCCACGGGATAGTTATCGGTCCAGTTCTCATAACCTACGCCACAATGCCCATCAGCGAGATTATCGGTCTCAAAGGGACATCCCTCAAGTGCCTCTTCAATCCGATAATCTTCACCAAGCGTGTCCGTCCGATAATCATCGTCGCAATCAGGGTCCGGTAAGTCCGCGTCCGGTATTAGAATGCCGCCCACTTGTTCCAATAACTCGTAGGGGTCATCGTCCGAGAATTCCATTCTCTCAGAGTCCCATATTCTGCGCACGTTTTCGGGCACTGTAAGTGCCATTATAAGACCTCCAACTCAAAGTCCGAAAAATCGTCGGTTTCGCCTAGGATGTCGGCGTCCGATAATTCCCGAGATTCTAGTTCGTCGATAGAGTCCAATAACTCCCGGCTCCAGCGCTCGAATTCAAGCGCGTGTTCGGCATGTTCCGAATCCAAGACAGGTCCGATATCTCTCATAGTTCCTCTCCATTTTCAAGTCTCGCTTTATTGCGAGAGTATTGTTCCCATAACTCGTTTCTCGGAGGAAACAACCAAGACCTAATAACGTCCCATAATTTCCTCATAATCCGATTCTCCAGTATAACAAGCATACAATAGGGAAAACCATTGTCAAGTATTTTCAGTCCGTATATAAGAAATAAAAAGATTTATTTCACTTTAAGTCTGATATTCCAAGGTCCGGCCTACACTCAGGGAAAACGCAGTTTTCCCGATATTATCGGTATGGTATGATAAGGTCGAACGTCACTATCAACATCCTATAATAACCTACTTACCAGTAGCATGACCAACAAGATTATTAGTTATCGAGACCCACTCAATCAGATTACCGGAACGTCCTATAAAACGCAAAACGCAACGCCCCATAACTAACCCATGCTGCACAGACCTCGCATGGTCCTATAACACCTCACGGCGGTCCGATAACAAATCGGTGAAGGTCCGAAAAAAAGGCCATCCTTGGCCTCAGAGGAGAGAGATTATCGGAGAACGCAACGGGTTTGGTGTTGCGTAAGCGAACACTCAAGGTCCGCATAACAGTGCTTGCACATGATCCGAGTTATCGGCCACGCGCTACACTGAGACTCTACATTGTGTGTCCCACATTCGGGACACTTGTACGTAGCGACAAAGCAGGAGTGAAGTCCCATAAATCCCCAGTTCTCGCCACAATCGTGTGTCCCATGATGCTCCACTCTTATCGGTCGTAGTTCGATGCTCATCGTCAACCTCCAAACGTCCAATAACAAACTGTGTCGTGATCGTACACGAACGTCTGATAACCGTTGTTGCATCCCATTGCCAGCAGCGCTACCCACAGTCCCATAAGGACTGCCGCCATCATTTCCAGTTTTGCTTCACGTGTCATGTATCGAATGCGAACGTTCATTATCGGCCGTCCCCGTCTTTCGTTGCCGTTCCACCAGCAGTCTGATAACCGAACGCCTCTAGTCTTGCCTGATGCGCTCGGATTGCAGACAACTTATTATCGGCCTCGATGACCTTCTCGGCAACCTCCCAAGGTCCGATACTGTCTTTGCGCCTTACGTCGTGTTGTACTTTATATCTCATCGTCTCTCTCCTGTTATCGGGCGCTGTCCTGCGCCTCTGAGTCTATCGTCGATACTTGCACGTGTCCAGTGATACTTTAACCATCATCGCTGTCAGAACAACTACCATTGCAGCGCCACTGTAAAGGATGTCGATCATATCGAAGGTCATTGTTATCGCTCCTGTTCTTGTCGTCTCTTGTCGTCTCGTGCCCACACCCGAAGTCTACAATAGGCTGCGCCGCTGTCAAGACCGATAACCTATGATTCTGATTTTTTTCTGGAGGCGCCACCCTCGCTTAGTCCGATAATGCAAGCGGGGTCGTTGGTCGCTCCATGCGAGAAGGAAGCGCGAGCAGGTGGAGTCCGATAACCGATTGGTGCTGGTGCGAGCATGATAAGGTATCATGTATTGGGTCCGATAAAGTGTTTTTTTTATATGATTTGCTGTGTCCGATCCCGAGCGCAGGTCCGATCATTATCGTCCACAGGTAGCATCAGTTCGTGATTATGGGACCACCCCCTTTCGTCCCATAACAAAGGTCCGATAACCGAGGGGTCGCCCAGTTTTTCATGAAGTCCGATAACGTTAGTGGGGGTCCGATAACGCGGGGGCCTCCACACTCAACAAGCCCCAAATTTCATCATTTTCTAAGAATCTTTTTTCTAACAATCTTGAAATAGCTAGCGCTATTTCCGAACCTTCAACGGCCCCCGGATCGGACCATACTTTTTTTTTCGTTTTCCTGATACTTTTTCGTCTAGCTGGGTATAATAGGGTAACTTCGTCATCTTGGAATAAAGGAACGTATTATGGAAAGAAGAAAGTTTTTTAAATGGTTGAGCGCCGGTATTGGTGGTTGTTTTTTCACCCCCTTCTTGAAAGAGAATAAACACAACTTGTCAAAAACAAAAAAAAATGTGGTCAGTAAATGGTTTTTACAGGGCGATTTATGTAAACGTGATCCAAACATTTTACTAACTTCATTTGAAGCCAGTAGGAATAAAATGAAGAATCTTGATTTGTCTGATTGCGATGTGCATGTTGTTTTTACTAAAAAAGATCTAGAAATTGAAAAACAATTCTTGACGTGCCACTATAATATGGTGGGAGAATATGAAAATTATCAATAGACCAGGGCTTAAAGTTGAGTTGTTTAATCCCATGTTTTCCATTACATCTAAAAATTAAAAAATTGAGAAGATCTACACGATTTTAATGTATAGATAAAAAAATAAGTAATCACTGAATGGAGAGTGTGTGATGAGAAGAACTTTTTTGAGAAAGGATAACGATCAGGGTACAGTTAACAATATCATACGATTTATGCTGAAGGACAACAGGTCGGTTACCGATATTCAATATCATATTAATGGAATATTTGGAACCGATTGGAGTACGGAAACAATAAGAAAAAAGATGCGCGCACTTCATGGAAATAAACCTGCCCCACCACTAAACGAAACTATGACTTCTGGGAGAACACCTATCGCAATAAAAAAGAGGAATCCAATAATTACATTAGCAAAACAAGAAACTACTCGCAAGATGCCGTTTGGTCAACTTTGTGAACACATAACATCATTTTTTGAGCCAATTGTCGATGCCCCAAAAGGCGCAGACATGAATCAGGAATGGAAGCTTGTAAAAGATAAAGTAGAACTGTGGAACAGTATCCGACAATTTTTGGGTACAGAAAAATTACATGCTTTAATAGACAAGCTGACGGAATCCGAGAGTATAGCATATAGCTACTGTAACCGCGTACTTTATCTTAAAAATAAACACAGCACGAAGAAGGAATGGGGTAGCGTTTATGCCCTATATCGTCAATGGCGAGCGGTTTATCTAGGAGAAACAATTGGTTGAAGCGTGTACAAGGGAGATTTTAAATAATGAATGCTGACCATTATTATTGTGACAGATGATAAAGAGGGTGATTATGTAGATTATTGTCCAGATTGTATGAGCCGAGTGATAAATTATTTGTTAAAACAATTGAGTTTTGAAGAAGCAAAAGAGTTATTGCGGTGGAGATAATAAATGAATGGTGACCCAGAAGGTCCATATATACGTAATATAGACTCTCCTGCTGTTCACAAAAGGTTCAGCTATGAACATCATCAGTTTTCGAAATTAGTTGAACTTTTGGGTGAAGAAAATCTGCGGGAACTTCTTGAATCTATGTTGGAAAAAATGGAATGCGCAAGACAAAAAAATGAATGACCCATGGGAAATTAATCCAGAATACTGGAAAACTTTCCGGCAGAAACTCAGATCTCTCGGTGTTGTTCTAACATACGAAGAGATTGAATCCAGTCCGTTCGCAGATATAGAACCGGACCAACGGTACGTAGACGATGTCTTCCAAGATTTGCCGGTCACTTTTCCAAAAATAACGCAGAAATCATTCCGGCACTTTAAATTAATACTTGAAAAGGGTTCTGAAAAAACATCAATTATTTTATCTACTCCGCGTTTTTGGTACAAAAGAACCATCAATAGAAAGAATCAGAAAGATTTTTTTACCGTGTTAAGCCCCAACGCGACCCTGGTTTTCATTGACACTCTTTGTCTGGCTGATCGGGCGCTATATTTATTAACATTACAAATTGTTTCTGCATATGGAGTTCTTGATGCCTTAATAAACAATCATCAATTGGGATGGTTGATGGAACGTGGTAAGGATTGTTTTGATCATTATAATAATTATGAAATAGAAAAAAGATTTCGGTATGAGAGAGATTGTATTTTGAAGCTAGTACATGTTTTTGGTAGAGATGCTTTAGAAGAATTGATAGACCTTATACGTTCGGGGTATACGAAATGAAAATTGCAGTTATAGATATAGAAACAACTGGCTTAGATCCAAAGAAACATCAGATTTTGGAGATTTACGGATATCAATTAGATTTGGAGGGACAGGGATGGGATAAACGCCATATATTCCATGCTCATATTCAATATAAAGAAATAATCGGTGATCCGTATGCATTAATTATGAATGCGGCATTGATTAAGAAAATTCAAAGGGGTTCTGATGATAGTATTATTAAACCAAATGCTCCTTTTGGTCATCCAGGATTGGTTCGTGTGCATTTACAAAATTGGATTTTTAATTGTTTGGATAAACAAAAAAATGGGAAAATCACTTTTGCTGGTAAGAATGTTGCGAAGTTTGATATCCCCTTTATATTGAACTTTCTTAAAATGGATTGGAACGAAACGCCTATAAACCACAGGACATTAGATCCCGCCATTTTATATATGAGACCCAATGACGTAGATGTACCCGGATTAGATGAGTGTATGAGACGATGTGGTGGTTTTTGGGATGAAACAAAGGCACATACCGCAAAGTATGATGCGGAATGTGTTGGACAAATATTACGACAACATTTTTATAAAATGAGGGAGAAGAAGAATGTTTAGTTATCCTTTAAAGTGGATATTTTTGATAGTTGGACTGTTCATTTTCTTGGCGGGTTGGTTTTATCCGGGATTAGAAGTCGATTCCGAAAGAGCATTAATTTTTACTGGTAGTGTTTTTGTATTATGTAGTTTGGTCATCGAAATAATAACAAGTGAATAGGGGTTGTCATGGGTGAATGTGGTTGTGGTAATACTGGCAAATTCTGGAAACTCCCTGGTCCAGATGGAAATCTTTATATAGTTCACCAGTATTTTGGATGTGATTATTGTAGTTCCCCTCTTGGTGTTGATATAGAATTAATTAAGAAAAAAGATCAAGATTTTGATTTTTATAATGAGTATCCAACCCTACCGATGGATAATGGGGAATGGCTACCGGTGCAAGCATTTCTTGGATTTTTTAGTCAAGATGATATTAAATCCGCTTTTAATGAATATATGAAAGAACATTTGAACACAAGAAAAGATAGCGATTATGATGGGCCTTTTGATGAATATGAAGCAGAAGTTGTTTTTGATGAATTTATTAATGAATTTTGGGACAAAACAATAAGGGAGATATATAGATGATTTTTTGGGTTCTTTTAATTTGGACTGTATGTGGCATTTTATCATATGGTTTTGTCCTGGGTGAACAGACAAGCAATACAAAATATCCATACTTACTCGGTATTGTTGTTGGTCTTTGGGGACCAATCGGTTTAGTTTGGAATTTTGTAGATGCTAAGAAAGAGTTAAGGTTTAGATTATGGTGAAGAAAGAAAAAATCCTTGAATATAAATTGAAGTTCCCAGACTATCTGGCCATAACCGGTTCTAGATTGTATGGAACCAATACGCCAGAGAGTGATGAGGATACGAGGGGATTTATTGTTGCGCCGTTTGAATACCTCGCGGGCTTGTCCGATTTCGAACAACAAGTGTTGGATAAACCGGATCAAGTGATTTTTTCATTAGAGAAATTTTTCAAACTGCTTCTTAGGGGTGATCCGACAACACTTGAAATATTGTTTACCCCTCCGCACCAGATACTTAGATGTTCTGGGATTGGTTATCATGTGCGAGACAATAGAGAACTGTTTATATGTAAAAAGTTTGCCAGACGGATAAGGGGATATGCACTTTCTGAGTGGAGGAAGGTTCGTGGCGAGCAATTGGTTCCCACTAAGAGAACACCGGACGAAGATTCAATAATTGAAGACATACGTCAATTGTTTCATCCGAAGAAAGAAGACATGGATGAAATTATTTCTTTATTGTTTAAAAATCATGCGCGTGAAATTCGGAAAAATACCGGAAAGTTGGGTGAAAAGCGCAAACAACAAATTGAAAAGTTTGGCTTTTGTGTGTCAAGTGCCAGTCACTCTCTTCGCCTTCTTGAGGAGTTAATTGAATTAATGAACACAGGAAAAATAACCTTCCCGCGACCCAACGCGGGGTTCTTACGGGATATAAAATTGGGTAAAGTATCACTTGATGAAGTGGAAGATTGGCACACCACACTTTCTTGTCTGGCCGAAGAAGCTGAAGAAAAAAGTGAATTACCCGAAAAGCCAAAGATAAAATCAATACATCAGATGTATAATGAGTTGATGGCTTATGCAATCAGCGTTGATGATAGGAAAAGACTATATTTTGATTCGTTTCTCCAGACCAGCGAAAGATTCGCGTTAGGAATTAAATCATGAGTGAAACAAATTGGTACCGATTGGATATGGATGATGGTTCTTCTCGTTTTGTTGAATTACCAAAAAAATTTACGATATCCGAAGTCAAACAGGCTGTTGATAATAGCATGTCTGTGCCAGTTCTAAGACAAGTTTTACCGATTGTTGGTCAAGGAGAGGGTGGGAGGCCGGGTGTCGGTTTTATTCCAAGAGATAAAACCATGCCTTGGATCGCCATGTGTATTAAAGATAATGAATATATTAATTTTGGCAAAATTATTAGCTTTGGGGTTATCGATCAACAAGATAATATGTGGCAGATTGTTAGAGAGACTGCGCTTGGTGAGGCTGGAATTATTACTCCCCGAAAGTCGGGTTTAGTAATACCGAGTTAATAATGGGTCAAAACGAATATTTATTGATATGTAATGTATGTAATGATTGTCTACTAAAATATATGGCAAGAGAGTTGACACTTTGTGGTTGTGGTGAAGTTATTTGTCCTGAATGTCAAAATAATGCTGCCCATATTTTTCATGGGAGTGTCGAGGATGTTGCTTATGCGAGGGAACGTAAAATCATTATTAATAGGCGTTTGAGTAAAATTTTTCGCCTACAGAGTATAGCGAATTTTTTTGCCCTACCAAATATAAGTATTTTATTATCGCACCTAAATGAGTATTTATCACACATAGTAATTAGTAGGCACGATACTGGTATTGTTGATGATATAAGACTTGTTTGGTGGGAAGTATCCGATAGACCAGTTGATTATTATAAAAATGGTTTAAGTAAGATCTTCTATGGGCGCACTATAAATGAAGCTTTAATATTTGCCCTCCTGTATCATTTAGAGCGGGAGTCTAGTGATGTTATTTGAAGAAGATGAAGAAACATATGTTTGTGAGTATTGTGGTTCTACAATAGAGTATGGTTTTTCATGTTGTTGTTATGAAATGGATGCTGCTGAGTTTGGTCAATATGGTGATGAAGAATTCGATATTGAGTAAAATATATTGTCGTAAATGTAAAAGATATGTTTATTTGACTACCGAGGAAGCCGAAAGTATAAATTGGCGGGATATTAAAAAATCCCAAAATAACAATTATACACATTCGTCTATTTGCAATATATGTTTTGAAAGGAACAAAAATGCGGTTTCTCCAGGAAGAAACGGCAGTAGCGGCGACTGAATATGCCATTATGGTAGCACTTATTATTTTAACTGCCATTATAGCCATAACAAGTCTTGGCAATAAAGTATCCGATACTTTTCAAACTATTACTAACACGTTGGTGTGATATGGAATATCTTTTATGCCAACGGCCTTGCCCGCCATACGAATGTTGCCCATCGTGTGAACATTATTGGAATGAAATGCGCAGATTGGGATATTGGGTTGATGGGGAGGGTTGGACAGAAAAGGCAATGCAAGAATGGAAGGATTTGGTGTAATATGGATTGGAAAATTGTATTTGGCCTTTGTTGTTTGATTATAGCTATTTTATTTTCTAGTTTTGAATTTTGGAAGAAGAAATGAGTAAGGGAAGCAAAAAACGTCCATATAATCAAAAAAAATTTGATGATGGCTTTATTAGTATCTTCGGACGTAAAATGTTAAATAAATGGGCCATTTGCCCCAATTGTGGGTGTGATAACGATACCAAAACGGACGGAATTAAAATTTACTGTAAAAAATGCGGTGAAATAACAATAAAAAATTCATGAAAATTCCGGTATAATTAGTTGACAGTCGTCTTTTGGCGACATAAAATAGACAGTTTTGTTAAACCTTTTTCTTAGGAGGAAAAGCAGATGACGACGGCACAATCTTTTGTTGTTGGTTCGATGGTTAAGATCGTGGGCTGTGAGGAATGTCCCGCTGTTGTGGGCAAAATCGCAAAATTTGTTGGCCTCGACGCTGAGGATGAAGGGTATGCGGTATTATCATTTGGGCGCGGCCGTCCACAAGCAAATCGTCCAAAGCGATTTCCGGTTGGCAATCTGGTGGAGGTTGCCAACAATGGATAATAAAATAGCCACAATGGTATGTTTCGGTCTTTTCATTTTTGTTGTTGTTTGGATTGCTGGTGTTGTTATTAATCTTGGTGGCTAAACATGGGTAAGTGAGGCGATAGAAAACATAGGGCTTCAGTTGGAAGCACTAAGCCATGGATATGTAATAAAGATCCAACCAAAACTAGGGATGGTTTCGGTGTGGCTGTTGGAGATATTTTATATAACCCAAAAGAATTCCGTTTTATAAATCATCGACCAGCTTTTAGAAAGAGCACTGTGTCTTCTCTTTCTGAAAATAAATTGTTAGTTGGTATTAAGCCATACGACCAATTGGTTCCGGTCAATGTATATTTTAAATCCTACAAATATTTTTTACAATATTTGAGAGAACAGAGGATTCAAATGGTTAGAAGAAATCATATTGAAACTCCGAGATTAAAAAAGGAAATCTCCATTTTGTCAAAAACTCTAAAGGAAATATGATGCATAATATAGATTTTGAAGAAAAATTATGTTTCGATGATATTCTTTTGCTGCCGCGATATTCACAATTAAATTCTAGAACAGAACCAGATATCAGCACAAGATTTGGTTATGATAGGTTAGCGGTGCCCATTATTTCATCTCCAATGGATTCTATTACTGGTCCAGAAATGTTGCGGGCTATGTCTATTGCCAATGGCATGGGTATTTTATCTAGATGCATTAATTGTTCTACAAAAGATGAAATCGAGAGACAGATAAAAATAATTCATTCAGTTTGGGAGTCTTATGTAAATTGTATTAATATTGGATGTGCTATTGGAATTAAAGATGCCGATTATAAAACTCAGCGATTAATAATGGAAACTAGTTGTAATATAATTTGTTTGGATGTGGCTCATTGCGATCATATTTTAGCCCATAAAGCCATAGAGAATGTGGTTAAACTTAAAAGAATACGAAAATTTTTATTAATAGCCGGTAATGTATGTACTCAATCGGCCACTAAAACATTAATCGACCTTGGCGTTGATGTCATAAAAGTTGGCATAGGCCCTGGAGCAGCTTGTACTACTAGAAAAGTTACTGGATGTGGTGTTCCACAATTATCGGCAATTTTGGATTGCGTAACCATAGCAAAAGAAAATAATATTTCTATTATTGCAGATGGGGGCATACGTTCTACTGGTGATATGGTTAAGTGTTTATGGGCTGGTGCCGATGCCTGTATGATAGGATATATGTTGGCAGGTACGGATTGTACGCCAGACATAAATGGAAAGAAAATTTATCGTGGAATGAGTAGTCGCAATGTTTCTTGTCGAACCGATATTGCACCAGAAGGTATAGATATTAAAATAGGCTATCGGGGTTCAACTCAAGAAAGATTAGAAGGTTTTATTAAAGGTATTAAATCTGGCTTTGCTATGGCTGGAGCTAAAAATATTGAAGAATTAAGACAGGCACAGGCTATTCGTATTAGTCCTCTTGCTATAATGGAAAGTCAAACATTATGACTCATCTATTAAATAGAGCGGCAACAAAAAAATTTATCTTAGATAGATTCAAATCATTAAGGGCTGGTCCGCCAATAACTCGTGTTTCGAAAGAGGCTTTAGATACTTATGAGGCGAAATTGCGCAATATGATCGACGGCGATATAATGTCTCATCCCTCCATCGGTGTAACTTTTAAGCCATAATGAGTATGTTTGATAAACAATATTTTAACCGATATTGTCTGAATGAACCATATGAAAAAACCCTATATATCCATCTAACAACGTTTAATATCATATCTGCTGGTTACTCATTAGTATTTAAAAAACCAATAGACGAAATTAATATATGGCTACAACAACAAAGGATTTTAGAGGCCGGATGCGCTATGGGCCATGTTATTGCGGATTTGATTTGCAATGGCGTTGACTGTGAAGGATATGATATTAGTGATTATGCTATTGCCAATACAGTGCCCTTAGCACAAGGTAAAACTTGGTGCGGTAGTCACGAAACAGAGCTACCAAAAATGCAAGACGAACAATATGACATTATTTTTGCGAATAGTTTCCAATATATTAAGGATGTGGAGAAATTAACCTCAATACTTTGTCATGCTTATAGGGTTTGTGGACATAGCTTAATTTTTGTTAGCGTAACTACGGAGGGTTTGTATCGTGCGATTACTGATCGCAGTCAAATATGGAATTTACAGATGGTTCAGTCCAAGGGGTGGTGGGAAAATCTTTTTAAAAAATGTGGATTTAAAAATATTGTTTGGAAAACGCCGGTTTTGGCGTTTTGTTTGAAAAATGAGGATATATAATGTTTATTCAATGGGTTAAAAAATTATTTAGACAAAAACAGTATGATCTATACTTGGCTGGACCCATGAAATCGTATCCCAACGGCAACAAAGAATTATTTTTAAAAGCGGCCAAATGGCTGCGAGCACAAGGATATACGGTTTGGAATCCAGCAGAGCAAAATGATGGCAACAAAAATTTTCATGATTGTATAAAAAAGGATTTAATAGCCATTATTCATCAATGTAATGGGATTGTCTTGTTGTCGGGATGGAAGAATTCTTTGGGCGCTAATGCTGAAGCTTTTGTGGCATATGTTTGTGGCAAACCAGCACAATATATTTATCAATCATTATATGGCAATTTCTATTTAGCCGATATTGATCTTGAGAAAATGATAGTATTACCGTTTAATCCCGAGAAAAGGGAATATCGTAAACGAACAGAGATGATTATCGCTGAAAATAAAATATTTGATTCTATTCAGTAACCTCTTCAAAATAATTATCAATATATGTGGAAACTTGCTCAAAATAATATTTGACTTTTGCCTTATCTCCAAATGCTAATCCAAGGCCAAGTAGGATTAGAAGTATTCCACCGATAATTTTCTTATTGATATACTTTTGCATCCTATTCCTTTCTAGAATCCCAAATAATTTTTAATTCCTTTGTATTTAAAATATCATCAGCCACAATGGTTTTTCTACCAAAACGCCTTTTGGGTATAATTAGCTCAGGATAACAATAATCTATGACTTCTGTACAAGAGAACTTTTGAGCATTACCAAAATCAAAATCAAAATCATATTCTAATCCGACAATAGATCTAGCCCTTTTCAATGCCTCTTTAACCATATTTTGCGGTGGTCGCAAAATAATCATATGATCAGTTCTCATAAAATTAAGAATATCTTCTTTAATAACGCCTTCGCTTAATGCATGAATTACTTGTTCTTTCTTGCCACCATAAAATATGCCCGCATGATTAAGCCATCCAGGAATAAACCATTTATCAATATATCCCTCAAAACGACGCAAAAGTATATCCCCCGGTTTAATTTTTTTAATAATTTTTCTATAATGTTCACCCTTAAGTTGATAGCCGATAGCATTAATAGTAAACCAAAGAGGACGTTTCCAACCACTCCATTTAATGTCACCAATAAAACGAAAAACAGATTTTTGTATTTTATATAGAAATTTTTTAATGATTCTCTTTATCATATCCCACCTCTTCGGAATAATCTTTTTCAAAGCCAAATATTTTATGCTTATCAAATGTTGCATGACAACTTTTGCATAACCACACCAATAGGAATGGTTGACTATGTTCTGGATGATGCCCTTCTGTTTTACATTCTTTATAACAATATTGGCATATTGGCGATGGTATTAATTTACCGGTTTTAATTGCTTGACGAACAAGTTGGCGGGCTTTTGCTCTTTCTGGGTTTTTGTCCTTATCTCGGCGTGTATGCTTTGCGTTTGCAGTAGTGGGGGGAGCTATTCTTTGATCATTTGTGAGTCTTGATGCACAAGACCTGCTGCAAGTATGTTTTTTGCCAAGTTTTTCTGTTTGTTTTATTCTTCTTATTTCTTTTTCAAATTCTAAATCACAAACAGCGCAAACAACTTTTTTAATTTGTTTTCCCATCAGTTGTCATTATATTTTTGTTTATTAATGGAATTTTTAACTTGTGTGGCGCAATCATTAGCCAATCCCCACAAATCTTCTTTACGTTCTTTAATGGTTTCTATTTTGTATTGTCTTTTTATTTTCTTTTCTTTCCCGCCAATTGGTATTAAAATTATAATAAATAAAATACCTTTGTGATATACATGTTTAATTGTCCATTCTTGAGGTAAATTGGCCCAAAATAAATCAACAAAATTTTTGACAATTCGAGGCATAGAAGCACTCATAATCATCACCCATTTATTAATACACCATTTTTATTATTTTGAACTATTCGTATTCTTCATCTTCCGTTTCATGTTTTCCTAATTTCATTCCAGACTCCCATTTAGCATTTTGTGTATCTGTGGCATAATATTTATATGGATCTTGCAAACTCTCAAGCACCCAATCAGCAAGCCCGTAATCAACCGCCTCTTCCGCTGTAAAAATTGTATCATGTGAGCATAGTTCTTCAATTTTCTTAATAGTAATGCGCGGTTTTGCTAATTTTATTCTGCTGAAATAAATTTCATACATTCGCTGTCTTGATTTTTTGGCAAATTTAGCCCACGCTTCAACGCTTTTGCATGTACCGTGTAAATCTTCAGTTCCGTCGTGTATCATAAAGGCACAATGCGGGGCAACAATTCTAGAATCACAGGCTTGAAAAATAATCGATCCCATACTCATGGAATATCCCCAACCAATGCCATAAATATGTGCTGCTGATGCCCTAATGGCATCATAAATGGCCATACCATGGAGATAATCTCCCCCAAGATTATTCATATGTATAAAGATTGGTTTTTTTCTGTCTATATTATTGAGATGTGTGATTGCCTTAATGGCGAATTCAGACATTTGGCAATCAGTGCCCGATTCACCCTCTCCGCTTTCCATTTCTGCATTATGCGAACCCAGGTGAATAAGTCTTTGGGATGGTAAATAGCTATACTCAAACCATCTATCAACATCGTCTTTTATGTATGACATTCAATGTTCTTGCACAGATTCCTTTAGTTTTTGAACCACTAAATTAAAATGCGAAAAATATAAATCTATATAATCAACGATTTTCCATGCATATCCAGTAATTGGTGGAACTGAATTAATTAAATCCGAATATTCTGGATGTTGTTGTGTTAGTGTGTCTTGTATTCTTTTTTGCGCAATATAAAATTTGCGATCAAAAATTATTGGTGGATTATCTATTCTATTGATTCTTGCGTTAGGATTCTTTAATAAAATTTCAGACGTTTTTTCTAAAGACATTTCTTTCCCGGTTTCTAATATTAATTCCCAAGTTTTTAATCCCATTTCAAAAGTTGTTGTGTTCATATCTTAATCCTTTTGAGCAATATTGAATTTGTTTTTCTTTCCATGTCCTATTATTTATAGTGATATCTACTTCACATCCACATTGTTCAAATAATTGAGTTGCATATCCTAGTAGAATAGATGCCATTAATTGATAATCGCTATTTTGATTAGGTCTTTCTTGGCATGACGAACATATTGTGGAGAGCAATTCTAGAAAATCTTTCATCGGCAATCTGATAATCTGACGTAAAGTATTTTTATCAATTGTTATTTTTTGCATCATGAAATCGTTCCTTTAATTCTTGTTTAATCATGGTTAAATAAAATTCACTAACGTCTATACCTATACATTGTCTTCCCAGTTCTTTGCAAACATAAGCGGTTGTGCCGCTACCAACAAAACCATCCAATACGACATCCCCCTCTTGAGAATGTCCCAAAACTATTCTTCGCAATAAATCCTCTGGATGTTGGGTTGGATGGAATTTTCTCCTCTCTTTGAATGTACCGCAAATACGCGGAAAATCCCAAACATTGTTTGGTAGTTTGCCATTTTTTGCCGCTCTTTTATCATTATATTTTACCTGTCTAGCTGATGGAATTTTAATTTTTTCGGGATAAATTGTTGGCTCATTGAGCCAAAATATCGGTCTGAAACATGGCGCATATCTGGTTCTATTGGACTGACCGAAACTGTAAGTCCATATTATGCGTTGAATTAAAGGAATTCCTGAGTTACGAATAATCATTTCTACTTCAGGCATCCATTTTTCTGCAACACTAAAAAATACTGGACCATCAGTTATTAAAACAGCATTTAAAAGCCATGCTCTCAATAAACGCTTATATTCTTCTATCTTTAATTTATCATTATATCCTGTATAATTTCTCCCCTCATTGTCTGGCGGATCTAAAAAGCACAAGTGTACTTTTTCTACCCCAAGTTTATCTTTGGTTATTTCCTCGAATTTCCCATGAATCAATGTTATACCCATCACAATATTATACATCTTTTTCAATTTTTTTTTATTTTTTTTGATATTATAATAAAAATTTTTCTTGAAAGGTGTTATAATATACTGGATTCAATATTATGGGACTTTTGTGTATAATGTTTTGGTATGTCTGATAAGCCTAAAAAAATAAAATGCAACTTAATTGTTCGTGGTACCGAACGAGCCAATGCTAGTGCGCAAAAAGATCTTGATGTCCCCGATCCAGATTCAGACCATGCGTTGGCCGCTATTAGGAATGGATTGGAAGTAGACCATGAACAAAAAGAAACTTTTGAGGATAGCGACACCAATAATACAAAAAATAGCTGCTCATAGGAAAAACGGCAGCTTTGCTTATTATGAAGATAGCGATATAGCTCAAGAAATTTGGATTTTTTGCCTAGAGGCATTAAATAGATTTAATGCCGATAAGGCACAGAATCTTCCGATAGAAAATCAAATAGAACACTTCTTAAATTGTCATGTATCCAATAGATTAAAAAATCTGATGAGGGATAAATATTTTAGGCCAGAGAAAGATCCATCTCAACAAAAACACTCCAAAACAAGGATTAATTTAATTAATGCATTACCGATAGATATGTGTAATTATGAGAAAAATGATGTAGTTCTTGCTGGTGGTTATTATAGTCATGATCCGATATCCCATTTAATAACAGAAGAATTAAAGGAATATATTTTGGGAAAATTGCCGGATGATTTAAAAGAAGCTTTTAGGTTATTGGTTGGAGGGAACAAAGTTAACAAAAAAATCAAAAATGCACTTCAGGATGAGATAATTATTATTCTTGGAGATATAGAATATGAATAAAACAACAAAACCACTTTTAAGCGATCCGCAGGCGGTTGCCATTCTTGAAAATGGTATAGAAAATAATTTAACCGACAAACAAATTCAAAAAGAATTACAAAATGTATGTGGCCATAAATGGAATATTGTTACTATTCGCAGAAATCGTCGCAAACTTAATATTAAGAAAAGGTATGGTGATCAATTTGTTCAAGAGTCGGCAGATCAACCAGCCCTTTCTATTCCACCGCCAGGGCTTACTGAAAAGGAAAAGGCTGATTGGTTTAGGGATCAATTTAGAAAAACGCATCTTTTTACTAATTTAAAGAGGCAGCTTGCTAAAGATGAAATTGATGTATATCTAGAAGAATATGGCAGTTTATGCTGTCAATTTGAAGATATTGTTTGTAGTGAATTTTTCCAAATTGATGAGTATTTGAAACATAGAATTTTGCTTAATAGACAGTTTATTTCAATACACCAAATAAGGGGCGATATTGTTTCACTAAAAGGTTGGTTAGAAAACAATAAGCCAGACAAAGAAACAATGGAAGAAAAAAGAAGGGAATATGTCACTAAAACACAGCTTTTGGGTGATATGAAAAGCAGCCTTTTGGCGGAAAATAAACGATATGATGAATTGATGAAAGAGGGACAAAAAATATTAACTGGTCTGAACGCGACAAGAAGAGATAGGATAGACCAATTATCTGGTGGAAAAGAAAACTTTTTTCATCTAGTTTTATTATTACAGCATTCTGAAAAAGTTAGGGAGGAACAGGGAAGATATGCGGAACTTACTAAACTGTCATCTGATCAAGAACTTGAACGATCACGTAAGCCAATAGAATTCCCGGATGGAGAAATGGATACTATTATAACTGATTATGAAACTGTACAGGAGGAAGATAGTGATGAAGCGTAGTGTTTTATTTATTTCAGACCCGAAAGATAAATTTAATATAGTAGCCACTGGGTATTGTGATGCGCTAAAACAATTGGGATGGCGATCATATATTAATTATGCAAATACAAAAAAGGACATTAAAACGCTTATAGAAGAATGCGGTGTTAGACTTATTTTTAGTTTGTGTAAGTATGGCACTAGGCAATTGCCAATTGATATTATTAATAAATATGGTGTTGGCGTTATTATACAAGCATTGCCGTGCAATAGTGCTGATAATTATTTGTATGATTTCTATAGGAGATCTACTGAGAGTGAAATTAACAATTTACTTAAAATAAATAAGCTGTTGGCTTATACTAATTTGCTGCCAGAGGTTTGGGATAAATATATGGAAACATGGTTATCTAATAAGGTTGATTTAATTCATCTTCCGTTCGCCGGAAATATTCTTAAATCACTACCCACTGATTGTAGGCCGATTCATCATTTATGTATGGTTGGTTCATTAATTTACAAAAAAGAAAGATTTGATGATTATCTAATGCCACTATTTCATAGATTAAATTTTTTGCAAACTAATAATCAGATATGGGGAAATGGTTTATGGCGAGAACATGGGATTACAACTAATGGATTATTGTTTAATGGCCGTTCCCAATTGCCCAATATATATGCCAAATCATTGGTGGCTATAAATGTGCATACCAAAACGGAGTATGAAGACCAAGCATGTTTAAACGAAAGGTCGTTTGCCATTCAACTATGTGGTGGTGTTCAAGTAACAGACATGCCTATAGCTAAAAGATATTTTGAAGACTGTGTGCATATAGGCGAGACAGCAAATAAATTTATTTTTGCCGTAGAGAATAATTTCAATGTGGATGGTAGATATGATCAAATTTTGGACAGTGTGAAACAGGCTGCCAATAATCACACCTACCATTGTCGTCTTGCTGATATTTTTTCTAAATTGGGCTGGAAGGAAGATGCTGATTTTTGTGGAAAAGAAGCTGATAGATTAGCAACTCTTCATATTTGGGAATTTGAAGCACGATTGGATGCAGAAAGGAATGGTGTATTATATGAATCCCCCGTCAAACAAATTGCTTGATTTGTTAAAAATAAAGCCGACTACACAACCCATTCGCCGCAAAAGGGTAAAATGGAATAGAAATTGGAAGTGCTTATGTGGTAGTGGCAAGAAATATAAGAAGTGTTGTTTGCCAGAAGTGGAAAAACTGAAATTGGTAGATCAGAATGTTTCTGTAGGAGATGATGATATATTATGTCAAGAATAATTTTGCCTGAATATACTGTTGCGCGAGATACCAGAGAAAAGTCTGGATATGGATGGACATTTTTGCCTCATGCCGTAAAACGCAGGCCACCAATTTGTGCTGGCATGATCGAGAAAAAATTAGATGTTGGTGATTATAGTTTAATTGGTTATGAAGATATATTAACCATTGAAAGAAAAGAAGATTTTAGCGAATTATGGATTAATTATAGTAATAGGGGAAGATTTGAGAGAGAGCTTGAAAATATGTCTAAAATCAAATATTCGTATATCTTAATAGAGTCGCAATTAACTACGGATCACTTCAATCTTTCTCCACCGCAATATGAAACTAAAGCGCCTGGCAAAGCGCTGATACGATGGATTATGTCTTTGGGCATTAAATATAATGTTAATATTATGATGGTTGGACAGTGCGGCAGAAAAATTGCGCAAATGATTTTTGAAGAAGTTGTTAGATACGAAAAAGATAGGTGGGTTGAAAGTGGTCGGCAATAATTATAAGTTTGATTATTTATTTGATGAGGATCAAAAGAAGTTTGGTTATTTATTTCCAGAATCAGATAGAATTCCAGAAATTAAGAAACATATTTTCACCGATCTCAGACAATCAAAAATGCCGGTCAATAAATTTATTATTTCTAAAATGATGAATACAGATTATCTTGGTTGGGCTGCTAAGGTTCTTTTAAATCAAGACCTGCTACCTATTCAAATAGCCACTTTGCGAGTTATGTGGAAGACTACTTTTCCAATGCTGGTCGCATGTCGTGGTGGTAGCAAAAGTTATATGCTGGCCGTTTATGCCCTTTTGAGGGGTATTTTAGATCAGGGTGTTAAAATAATTATTGTTGGTAGGGGCCTGAGACAAGCAAAATTGGTTTTTGGATATATAGAAAGTATCTGGAATCAATCACCAATACTTAGGAGTATTGTTGGTGGAGGCAAAAAGGCTGGGCCAAAACAGAATGTTGATTCTTGTTATTTTTATTTGGGGGATTCTCAGATTCGTGCATTGCCATTAGGGGATGGTAGTTCGATTAGGGGATTTAGGGCTAATGTAATTTTAGCAGATGAGTTCGCCGTTATACCTCCAGATGTTTTTGATATTGTTGTTCGTGGTTTTGCATCAACTACAAAAACACCGATAGAGGAGGCTCGTAGAAGAAATTTAGAGAAAAAATTAGCCAAATTAGATATTCCACAAGATATTTCTAAGAATATTTTAGGCCAAAAGGTAAAGGGTAATCAAATTGTTTATTCTGGAACAGCATATTATCAATTCAATCATTTTGCACAAAAATATAAAATGTGGAGAGATATTATTCATAGTAGGGGCGATCCAAATGCTGTTGCTGAAATTTTCGGTGGGCCTAATATGATCCCAGACGATTTTGATTATAGGGATTATGCCATTATTAGAATACCATATACTCGCATAATAGATGATTTATTGGATAGAAAACAATTAGCTCATTCAAAAGCTACATTACCAAGAAATATTTTCATGATGGAATATGGAGGATGTTTTGTTGCTGATTCGGACGGTTTTTTCCCCAGGAGTTTGATAGAAAGCTGTTCATGCAGACCGGGCCACTTTATCCAAACCCTAGATGGCGATGTTGAATTTTCTCCAATGTTAAGAAGAATAAAAAATCGACGGTATGTAATGGGCATAGATCCAGCAGCAGAAAGAGATAATTTAACTATTGTTATTATAGAAAGATGGGCAAACCATTCTAGAGTAGTTTTTTGTTGGGCTGTTAATAAAAAGACATTTAGTGAAAGAAAGGCTAAACATTTAATTGAAGAGAAGGATTATTATGAATATTGTTGCGCTAAAATTAGAGATGTTTATGATTTATTTCGGCCAGAAAGGATAGAAATGGATAGTCAAGGGGGTGGATATGCCATTTCTGAGATGTTACGTAATAAAAAATTATTGAGTAATGAAAAACAAGAGTTCCCGATTTATGAAATAATAGATCCAAAAGAAGAGAAAGAAACGGATGGAGAAACAGATGGGCCGCATATTCTTCATTTGGTACAACAAAGTTCAGAATTTAATGCCAAGGCGAATATTTGCCTACACAAAAGTTTTGAAACTAAAAAATTGCTTTTCCCATCTGTTGATCCATTAAAAATGCAACATGCACTAATAGCGGAAAGGGCAAATAATATTATTATTGATACATATGATGAAAATGTAGATAATATAGAAGAATTAAAAAATGAATTATGTACAATTCAAATGAGTGAAACAATAACTGGGAAAGAAAGATTTGATACTCCAACGGTAGTTACTGCTGGGGCAGTTGAAGGTAGGGCTAAAAGGGGAAGACTTAAAAAAGATAGATACACATCCCTCTTATTAGCTCATAAATACATTTATGACACTGAGACGCAACCACAATCATCTGTTAATTATGATGATGTGGTTGGAAATGTTAAAAAAGTTAAGGGGACAGATCCAACAGAAGGATTATATAGGGGACCAGGGGTTGGTAGATTTCAAAATTTTGATAATCGTAATTTTTATGGTGGTGTATATGGCGGGGAAAAAATTTAATGGTGTATAATTATTCGGATTGGATTTGTATTACATTTAAATTGGTGGTCAAATGGCGAAAAGGGACGATAAAAAAAGTAAACCATTATATACGCATGGTTTAGATAAATTAAATCAACATTGTTTTCCAGAAGAACAGTTAATAGTGAATGGTCAAACTACCCCTGTTAAATTTTCTACGGCAGAGTACGGAAAATTAAAATCTGGCTTTAATAGACGTGATCGTGAGATTCTTAGGCCAGAAAGCCAACTCCCCGTTAAAACACCTGAAATAATTTCTTTGTGTCAATCTATATACAAAAAAGTGGGACTGATAAGGAATGTCATAGATTTAATGGCAGATTTTGCAGGTGAGGGTTTAAAATTAAATCATCCAATTAAAAAACAGGAAAGATTTTATCGCAAGTGGGCTGAAAAGGTAGATTTACAAAGTCGTGCTCATGATTTTATGAAATTATTATTGAGAGATGCTAATGTTATTATTAGGCGCAAAATGGCGATTGTCCCCCAAGCTGTTCAAAAAGAAATGACAAAAGCCAATGCACTAACTGTAAATGTTGCACCAAAAGAAAAACCAGATAAATTTACTAAAATAGAAAAGAATACTAAGAATCGAATAATTCCGTTTAAATACATTTTTTTGTCACCAGTTAATATTGAAAAGGTTGGTGGAGAAATCGGTAGATTTTTTGGTAATAATCAAATTGCTATGAGAATACCCTCTGGACTTGCAAAAGATATTAGAAATCCACGCAATGATTATGAAAAAAAATTATTAAGTAAAATACCGACAGAAATTAGGGAAGCTGCCAAGAGAGGTAGGGGAAATTTAGTAATCTTAAAGCCAGAATTTATTTATGTAGATTATTACAAAAAGGATGATTGGGAGGATTGGGCTACTCCATTTTTATATGGAGTTTTTGAAGATATTTTATTAAAAGAAAAAATGAAATTAGCTGATGCTGCCGCTCTCGACGGTGTTATTGATCATACTCGAATATGGAAACTTGGCGACCATAAGGAAAAGATTTTTCCGTCCATAAATGCCGTTAATAGACTAATTGATTTATTACAACATGGTGTTGGCGGCGGTATTAGGGATATTGTTTGGGATTCTATGATAGACCTTGTTTCTGAATATCCACCGGTAGACAAAATACTGGGTGATGAAAAATATAAGGCTGTTAATAGAGATATTATGAAGGGCATAGGTATTCCAGAAGCATTAATCGGTGGTATTGATGTAGCTACTGGAAATGCTGAAAAGGTTTTTGTACAATTAAAAACATTAGTTGAACGACTAGAATATGTTCGTGATCGTTGCATTAAATGGGTTAATTATGAATTAACCCTTGTTTCACAAGCAATGGGATTTAAAAACATTCCTTTTGTTTCCTTTGGCAATATGTCATTGAGAGATGAGGCTGCGGAAAAACAATTAATGATTCAATTGGTTGATCGTGGTCTAGTTTCTGCCAGAACTATTAGTGAAATATTCGGGAATGATTTTGTGATCGAATTAGAAAGAATGCGAGATGAACAAAAAATTCGCAATGAAGATCCGCAAATTTTAGAGAAGGCTAATCCATATTATAGACCTGAGAGTTTAATAGAATTACAACATAGATTTAGAATGGAATTAGAAATGTTGAGACAGTGTGGGTGTCCCGGTATGGATCAAAATCAGCCTGACAGAAATGGGGATAGTGATCCAGAGAGGGGCGGGGATAATCCTGGTGGCGATCAACCACGAGACGATGGAGACAATCCATCGGGAAGACCGCCGAATACTGTTGATACTAATCCAAGAGATCAGCGCACAGAACGGACACTATCTATTAATAAAATTATAGCTGATCAATTGTTAAAAGATATAGATAATATTATTGATCCATTGTATTTGAAAAATAATAAAATAAAAAATATGAGATCTTTAACAAAAGATCAAATTGCCCAATTAGAAGAAATGAAAAGAGCTATTTTGGCTACTATTCAGCCATCTGATCAAATTACTTGTGATTTAATTGGCCTTAGAACAAATGATAATTCTCAAAAACTGGTTGAAATCTTCGAAAAAACATTCAATCAATTGGTGTTGAAACATGCAGAAGTACTGAAAAGACATCCGACTGTTGCTGAAAAAAGATCTTTAGCAACATCAACTTGGGCTATTTTAATTAATTAATGGGGGCAAAAATGAAAAAAGAAGATATTTTTAAAGCCTTTGATGCCGCTGCTAAAAATTTAAGTGAAGGCAAATTTGGTGATCGCACTTTTCCAGATGCGGCTTTTGTTATAGAAAATGGTGCTGAAAAAGATGAAAAGGGTAAGACGCTACAAAAATATCGTCACCTACCACATCACAATAAGGGTGTTAAAAGTGCTACTGAAAATGGGTCAGTTGATTTGCCACATTTAAGAAACGCATTAGCGCGTGTTAATCAAGTTAAACCAGTGAAAGAATCGGTGTCTAGTTTCCGCTCTCGCGCCTCATCCCATCTTCGTCGTCATGCCAAAACTTTATTAAAAACATATAAGGAAAAAGCTTCTGCTGCGACACAGCGATTAGAGAAGATTCGATTATTATGTGAAGAATTTAAAGTTGAAATTGAAGAATAGGAGGAAAATTTATGTCTATTGTTAGTATTTCTGTAAATACCGAAACACGGGAATCTGCTCTGACAGTTGATGGGCAGATTGTTCCAGCTATTGCATGTCATTTTTCTAAAGGAATTGATTACGAGGGCAGACCATTTACACGGCTGAGATATATTCTGGAGGCTAGCGATGAAAAGGGCCTAACTCAACTAACCGAATATTTCTTGCCCGACGAAGAAGAGGAGGCTGTAATTGCTAATAATAATGGATTGATTTCAAAACCCATTGCAGAAGAGAGCTTGGGTATGCTTGATGTTAAAAAGGCGCAAGAGGATGTTATTCGCTTTTTTAGCAAATAAAACAAATATTTATATTATGAAAAGTCTTTAAATCATGAATTTTATAAATATATTTTGTGTATAAAACATCGATGGAGAGTAAAGTGCGCATTTATGATGTAGAAAAAGAAGATGGTCTTATAGACCTTATTTCAAATTCCGTGTCCACTTTTATATCTAAAGCATGGATTGGAACACAGAATAAGGATGATATTAAAAAATTATTTGCTAGTATATATTCTGTTAAGGATTTAATAGGCCATGATCAGCCAGATTTGGCTGTTATTGTTTCTATTTTAGCCAGCGTAGGCTGGAATTTAAATGATGATATTTTTACACCAGCAGAATTATGGAAATCTAAATCGACGCCAATCCATAAACCAATGAATCATATGCACGATAGTTCTACTATTATTGGGCATATTGTTAGTAGTTATGCTGTTGACAAGGTTTCTGGTAATGAAATTTCATCGGAAGATAATAATATCCCAGATGATTTCGATATAGAGGTCGCTGGAATATTATATAAGGGATTAAATAATCCATCAAGGGCGCAATTGGTTGATCAAATTTTGCAAATGGCGCAAAAGGGAGAAATGTTTGTTTCAATGGAGTGTTTTTTCAATGATTTTGATTATGGATTTTTAAATCCCGATACTGGCGGGATACAAGTATTGGAAAGAACAGAATCAACCGCCTTTTTAACTAAACATTTGCGCGCTTTTAATGGAAGTGGTGAATTCCAAGGATATAGAATTGGTAGAGTATTAAAAGATTTTACATTTGGTGGGCAGGGTTTTGTTACAAATCCTGCTAATCCAGAATCGGTGATTAAATTAGCTGCCAATAAGGTAGCTGCTTCTTCTGGTTTTGAGAATGTTGGTCTAGAAAAAATTGTGAAGGGAGGTGTAACCGGCATGGACGAAAAAGAGATTAAGGCACTACAGGATGAAAAGGAGGCATTGGCCAAGGAATTAGAAGTTATTAAAAATGAATTAAATGCTATTAAGGATGAGGATTATCCTACAAAAATTGAGGCACTGAATGCCAAGATCGAAGAGTTGACTGCTGAGGTTACAGAAGCTACCGAGATGGCTAAGAAAACTCAAGGTGAGAAAGTAGAACTTCAGAAGAAACTCGATGAGACTGTCAAGAAGGCTGAGGCTGTTGGTTGTGAGTTAGAGACTGTGAAGAAAAATATCAAGGCCCAGGAAAGATTGGGTAAATTGATGGAAGTTCGCAATGTCGATGATTCAAATAAGGATGCAACATTGGCTGAATTAGCAGAAATGACAGATGAAACGTTTGATATTGTTATTAAATATGCTGGAAAAGTTGAAAGTGATTCCGAAGAGGTTGATGCTAACGATGAAGCTACAGCGGCTCTTGATGATGCTGAAGTAGATGATAATGAACCAGATCTAAACGCTGGTAATGAGGATGTTCAAACAGATATTAAGCAAACAGCGCTAGCATTGGCGCATACTTTAGTTAAAATGAAAGAAGAGGGGGGTGAATAGGCATGGCTTTAAAACCAGATCGTGATTTTTTTGAAGATACTGATATTATGAATTATTGGATTAACGATGGTACGCAAGACACCAAAGAGAAGGGTGGTGTAGCTAGCGTTGTTTCGTCCGGTTCTGGTGTTGCAATGGATGCAAGCGGTAATGTTGTATCATATGTTGCTGATCCATCTGGTGCAATACCGAAGGGTGTATTACTACAAGATATTAATCCTCCCCTTAGTGCTACTCGTGATTTCCGTAATTACGATAAGGTGGAGGCTCGTCCAGGAGATAAGGTAACTCTCGTCCGTAAAGGATGGCTAGTTACTGATCAAGTTAGTGGCACAATTGTTGTTGGTGGTGCTGCATATTTGGGGGCTAGCGGTTTAATTAGTCCTTGGCAGGCGACTGGCGCTGCACAGGTTGGTCGTTTTGAGACAACTGTAGATGCAAATGGTTTTGCAAGGGTATATATTGATATTTAAGGGGGTGAGTGAGAATGAAGCGTAAGAAAGAAGTAAGAAAACCAACTCAAGATCAAATTGATCTTCTAAAACGAACTGGTTCAGCTAATAAAAATGAAGCTATGGAAGCGTTGCGAGCACTCGCCCAAGCCTTGCAGGTTCCTCTAAGATCTGCATTACTAAATGGTGACATACTCAACGGTATCTACACACCAGAAGTACTTGAGGGTGGCGCTACGGCAGAATATCCAATTGACTTTTTCACTGCTGATAATGTTGATGATTTTATTGCTTGGACGATTCCAAGCCAGGGGGCAATTCCGCAGAGAGAAGTGGCTGGAGATGCTGTTACAGTTGATACATATGAGATTACCAATAGTATCGACTGGCCTTTAAGATATGCTCGTGATGCACGATGGAATATTGTGGCTCGTGCAATGGAAGTACTAGAAGCTGGTTTTGTTCGTAAGCTTAATACTGATGGTTGGTCAGCTATTATAGCTGCTGCTGCTGGTAGAACTGATTATGCTGGTGGAGCGCCAATGGTTTATGATGCTAACGCTACTGCTGGTCAGTTTACAAAACGATTGATTAGTCTTATGAAGACCATTATGACTCGTTTGGCCGGTGGTAACTCAGCGACACAGAGTCGTGGCCAACTTACCGATCTTTATGTTAGCCCTGAAGCTCTTGAAGATATTCGCGCATGGGATGAGGCCAACGATGGTGTAGATCCTATTACATTAAGAGAAATTTTCTTGGCTAATGATGGCATCGGTAATGACACTGCTACTTCACCACTTGCTGGATTCTATGGTGTCAGAATTCATTCTTTGACAGAGCTTGGTGTTGGTCAGGAATTCCAAAACTTTTTCGCAACACTTGGTGTTTCAATGGGCGCTAGTGACGAGGAAATTGTTGTTGGTCTTGACCTACAAGAAAATGATTCCTTTGTTATGCCAGTCAAAGAACAACTAGTAGTACATGAGGATGATACATTGCACCGCAGGCGCAAAGGCGGATTTTATGGCTGGCAGGATCAGGGTTTTGGTGTTCTCGACAGCCGTAGAGCGATTTTAGGCAGCTTCTAGGGTCATTTTAATAATATGGAGATTGGTCAGAAAATTTTCTGGCCTTTCTCTTTAATGTATTTTAAAATGATCATATATGCTTTAGGAGATTATTGATGGATAGAAAAACTGTAAAAATAGATATGAATCAAGCCATAAAGCTTTATAGGGACGAAAAATTGCCTTCTACAAAAGTGGCAAAAATTATGGGATGTTCTATAGCAACATTAATTTCAAGATTGAGAGAATATGGAATTAATATTAGAAAGAATGGTTATTGGAACAAAAAAGTAGATTTTGAAATAATCAAATATGAATATGAAACATTAAAAATGTCAACAACTGCAATAGCCCAAAAACATAACATGAGCCCCGTTTCGGTGTGGGAAAGATTAAATGGGGGTGGTGTTAAATTAAGAGATCAAAAGGAAGAGGCTGGTAAAAATAACAGAAAAATTCCCAAATTAGAATATCCAAAAATTTGTCAAAGATATTTAGATAATCTGACAGAAAGTTGTGGCGACATTGCTAAAGATTATGGGGTCCACAAAAGTACTATTTCGAACATTTTAAAGAAGTGTGGAATTGAATTAAAATCTGGTGGACCACGTTCTGGGAATTGGAAGGGTGGCATAACACCACTTTATTATAAAATTCGCAATTGTGAAAAAGATGATTTTTGGCGACGAGCCTGCATGGAACGTGATGATTATAAATGTTGCATTAGTGGTGAAACAAATAAATTGCAGGTCCATCATTATCCTAAAACATTCTCTAAATTATTTGATGAATTTTTAAAATTACATAAAGATCTTGATCCCATCAAAGATTGTGATAAATTGTTTGGCTTAGCTCAAAATCACGAACCGTTTTGGGATATTAATAATGGAATGACCGTATCAGAATCAACACACAAACGTCTACATACTAAAAATGGTATTAGCGACGAGGAATTAATTGAATTGCATGACAAGGGATGGTCGTGCGAACGCATCTCAAGACATTTTGGAAAATCGCCATCTTTTACGCGTGCTCGTTTTTTAGCAATCAAGAAAAAACGTAGAGATAATAGTTTTTATAATAAACAACGTTATCATATAGACGATCAAATCAAACGAAATGTTCTGGAGGCGTATATTAAGGGTGAAAAAACCAGAACAATTTGTTCCATCTATAAAATCTCACATAATGCCCTATATAGAATTTTAAAAGAAAATAATATTAACCCTGGAAATCGTCGTAGATCGACCAAAAGTGATGCCAGACAACAAAGTGAACGAGTAACTGAATTACACAATAAGGGCGTTACAATTGATGAATTAAAAAGGATTTATAATGTGAGCGATACAACGATTCGTAATATTTTAAAAGAAACAAGTAAGTAATCCTCCCCATTTCGTCTATCGCCGCCATTTACCAATAAATGACGGCGTTTTTTCATTTCATTTGGTGTATAAATCCATAGCTTATGAAAGGTCTTTTGTCAACAGAAAAGATGGGCAAACTATATATAGAGGGGTGTAGTTGCGCCGATATAGCAGATATAGATGGTAGGAGTGAAGCGACAATATATCATCTATTAAAAAATGATAAAAATGTTACTATTAGAAGCAGGTCTGAGGCCAATCATTTATTTCCAGACATTATTTTAATACATTTATATAATTTGGGATTATCATGTTGTCAGATGAGTCAAATATTAAATGTACATCCCACAACTATTATTAAAAGATTTAAAACTCTTAATTTTCCCATTAGATCAAAAGAAATGGCCGCTAAATTACACTATGATAATAGCGAATTTTTATCTATCCAACAACATCCAGATTTGTTTAAAAAAGAATATCCGATTACAGATCATTTCCCGGTTTTGTTGGGAAAATTTAATAGCACGACAAAAAAGGTCACTATTTCTGTCTGGCAAGATTCTATACAAAATTGTTTGAATTTAATATCAAACAATTGTTATCGTATTTTGGGAACCCCAATGTGGGGATGGTCTTTATCTGATGCTGTTTTTTATCATTCTGATAAAGACTTACACTATGAAATGAAAGATGAAAACAACTGTGTTTTTTGTGGTTTTTTGTTAAGTAGGGGGTAAGAAAATGGCTTCTGGCGTAATAGATATTTTTGATTATTTCCCAAGCGCTCCAGCTTTTATTACTACAAATTTACCAGATGCGAGCGGCGGGGTTAATATTGAATTGTGGTCTGGAAGTGGTCTATCTGTTACTGGTTTTGCTAGTGGATGTGCCGCTATTGGAGATACTGGTTATTATACTTGGTCTACTGGGAATATTAAATCTCTATCGGCAGTACAAAAGCAATACCATTGGAGAATGACCTCTGTTAGTGGTGTTGATGTCCAGCAAGGCGATTTTATTTTGAGATCCGTAGAGGGTAAAAGCGGTATGATGCCACCAGCCAATGATTTAAGTGATGTCTTAGTGGCTCAAAGTTAATTTGGGGGTGGTTTATGTGTCTTGGCAATATGATCTTACGATCATGGTGCGTGTTCTTATCAATGATATGGCCACTCCGCAAAGATATACAGATTCGTATATTGAACAAGTCTTGGTTACAGCAGGCATCTTAATAAACAATGAAATAGATCTGTCACAATCATATACATTTGATGTGAGTGGTGTAACTATTTCTCCAGATCCAGTAATAACAAAAGATATAGTTTTTCAAGCGTTGGCGCCGTTAAAGTCTGCTTGTATTTTGAATCAAGGAGATTTTCAGAAAGCAACACTACAGGGTATTAAAGTTAGGGACGGAGATAGTGCTATTGATACAAGTGTTAGTTTTCGTGGATATCGAGATATTTTAGAATATGGCGCATGCGCATCTTATGAGAAAATTAAAGAGGATATTCAATCAGGAAAGGCTGATGGTAAAAATGCTGGTGACTTTGGGACAGCAGTTTTCAGCCCATATCGAGAACCGAATGTACAAGGCGTTAATGACGTTTCTACTTTTTTTGACACATTTGCATCGACCATATTGATACCGCGTATGGACAGATAGGTATTATAAATGGCTAGTGGTGATACTCTTTTAATTTTAACAGCACATAATGTTGCGCCACTAGCTATTGGCGAAGTATCATATGGTACGGATATGGACAATATTTTAAGAATTCGAAGAGAAACTCCTAATAATACTAACGACACAATGTCTGGTGATGCGGAATTAAATGCCATTTATATCAAGGAAACTTGATTTTTGGGGGTATAAGTGGCCTTTGACCTAAATGGTTCAAGTCAATTTGGTCATATCAATGCTGTGTCAATAAGCGGTGCGCCTATTACAATATTCGCTTGGTTTAGCACCAATGTTGAATTAGTTGGTAAGACTATGTTATATTTGACCGATTCTAATGATAATGTTCATTATATTTGTTTATTTGCTACCAGCCATAATAGAATTTATTGGATAGATGGGAATGGCAAAGAATCGAAACTCTTATCGATAATTAGAGGTAATCGATGACTGCTTATAGTGGCGTTTTACATTCTGATGCATCTGATTTGGCTCCATTTGTAAATGAGAATCGGAGTATCAAACAGGCCACGACCAGTGATTCTTTAACCGCTTCACTTACCGGTAACGAAGTACAATATTGGGGGTTCATCACCGAATCTGGTGTGCCGAATAATGCATGGTGGGAACAAGGTGGTTCTTGGACCGTTGAATATGAATATTCAGTTGGTAACCATAAAATGGAGGGTAGACTTAGGGCGGTACGAATAGATAATAATGGCACTATTTTACAAAATGGAGATTGGTCAACATCTTTTGTATTGAATATCAATACAGATGTTTCAGTGCCAAACCCCAATTGGGATCGTGATGATGAGGACGCCAATAATAGGCTTGCGGTTGAACTTGAGATTACCAACACGGCCAGTAATGCGCAATCATGTTCATTTTATGTGAACACTACCACAGCCGAAGTAATTACTAATATTTCTTCAGGCTTGGTTTGGACAGAAGTAAATGATAATATTGATTTATTTATTAATGGAGAAGTTGTTGGCACACCGATTAATGACAATATAGATTTATATATATTGGCACCAATTAGTGGCGATATTAAATTATATATTATTGGTCATGAAAAAATAAAGAGCGGTAGAATATTTTGGGCTGGCGGCGCAACTGATAAAGTTGGATATATCAATTTTGTTGGTGCTAATGAACAAATTATTCTAACAAGTGGTGTCGGTCTTGGTTTTACATCTATTGCGATTGATCCATTCGGTGAAAGAGTTTTCTTTGGTGATACAGTAAGTAATGTTATTAATCGAATTGATTTCGACGGTTCCAATCTAACAGGAATTATCGACGACGTTGATGCCTGGGGCATAGATATTGATCCCAGAAATCAAAAAATTTATTTTACCGACGCTGATCCAGTTACTTCTGATTATATCAAGAAAGCCAATTTTGACGGTTCCAATATTGAAATTCTTGTCAGTGGATTACCAAATAGCACAATTGGCATCGCATTAGATTTGATCAACAATAAAATTTATTGGAGTATTGGTATTGGAGATTTAATACAACAATCCGATATCGATGGGTCCAATGTGACAACAATAGCTTCTGGCGCCGATGGTGTAAATTCTCCTAATGGCATAGACATAGATTATCACAATTCAAAACTTTATTGGATTAATCAAGGCGGCACTTATTCGACTATTCAAAAATCCAATTTAGATGGTTCGGATATAGAAACTATTCTAACAGATTCCAGTGATAAATTAAGAAAAATTGTAATCGATCCCATCGATAATTTTTTCTATTTTACAAATGTCGGCATAGCAGAGCAAAGGGGTATTTATCGAGCAAATCTGGATGGCACCAATCCAACGAGGTTAATAGATACAATAGGGTATGATGCTATTGCAATTTCATTAACTCCCCTTTCACTATTCATCTTTGGTAGCGGCGCACCTCCGATTACAGACGAAATTCCATTATTTGCCAATGGCCACCAATTAATTAATAAAAACATAGATCTTTTCATTGTCGGTAGCGAAATCAATAATAATGATATCTATCTATACATTAATAATTATGGTATGATTACCGATGATATAGATTTATATATTGAAGGAATGAAATCTATCGACAATAATGTTGATTTATTCACTGAGGGTAGCCAAAAAATTTCGCTTAAAAGGATTTTCTGGTCAGAAAGTGATACTAATAAAGAAATTCGATCAGTTTCTACTGTTGGTGATGATAGCACATTATTAATCGATGATAGTAATTATACAAAATATAAGATTGGTATTGACACTATTAATAAAAGATTATGTTGGTGTGATTTAGTATGGAATAATCTAAAAGTTGTAAATCTAGATGGGTCTAATTCTGGTGTAATTGTTCCATCTAGTGGGATAACCACTTTAACTGATTGTTATATTGATAACTCTCATGGAAAAATATATCTAGCTGATAGATTAGGCAATAAAATTCATAGAACCAATTTGGACGGATCTGATATAGAGACTATAGCAGATAGTTCAAGTGGAGTTAGTTTGCCAAGAAGTTTGGCTGTTGACACAGCCTTGGGGAAAGTTTATTGGACCAATGATGCAATAATCTATAGATCAAATTTAGATGGTAGTGATGTTGAAAGTGTTTATTCTCCAGGCGTGGGTTCACTAGACGCTTTTGGTCTTGATATCATCAATCAGAAAATTTATTTTGCTGCTAACAATAATAAGATAATCTATCGAGTAGATTACGATGGTTCCAATTTTCAAACCATATTTACTGCGACCAACACAACCATTAAGGACATATGTATTGATCCAAATGAGGGATTCGTATACTGTATTAACGACACTGTCACTACGGATTATATCATAAGATTTGGCCTCAATGGAGAAAATCCCATATTTTTTGTTGATATTGGCGCTGCTTCTAATCCAAAGGGGATAATCGCCGATATAATACCCATTTCATTATATATTGATGGCACTAGCGTTCCTCCAGTAACAGATGAGATTACTTTGTTTACCAGTGGCTTTATTACTTCAACTTTGATTTCTGATAATATTTCTCTCTTTGTGTGTGGACACCAATCAATCAATAATAGCATAGATTTGTTTATACACGGTTACCAATCCATTAATAATAATATAGAATTAGCAATTACTGGTCATAATACTATTAATAATAACATAGAATTGCTCATTGGCGGGCTAGGAACTGCTACTGATAATATCACACTATTTATAGAGGGTTATGAACCATATAGTAATAATATTGCACTATTTGTTTATGGGCAAGAAGAAGAAACTGGCGCACCAACTCTGTTTATACGTGGTTATCAACCAATCAATAACAATATAGATTTGGTCATAATTGGTCATCAAAGTTTTAACAACAATATAGATCTGTTTATTTGTGGACATAACGATGTTACCAACAACATAGATTTATTCATTCAAGGTGAAGATCAATCCAGTAATTCTATCGATCTCTTCGCACGGGGACATCAATCTATTAATAACGATATCATCCTTTTCTTGTCAGGCCATGAAACTACAACTAATAACATCGACTTATTTATCCATGGCTTCGATCAATTTAATAATAATATAGACTTAATAATTACTGGTCACGAAACAACTAACAATAACATCACGTTATTTGTTAGTGGAATTGGTTTTCATAGTGATGATATAGATCTTTATATTAGTAGTCTGAACATCCAAGACAATAATATCACTCTATTTATTTTTGGGCCAACTCAGATAACCAATAATATTGAATTATTTATTAAAGGCAAAGATACAGTCACCAATCAGATAGGTCTATTTATCGATGGTTATCAGAATATCTTCGATAATATTACTATGTTTATTAATGGGCAAGAAGAGGAAACTGGTGCGCCAACACTATTTATTCATGGGCATATATTAGTTGACGATAACATATCGTTGTATATTCATGGTTATCAATCCATAAACAATAACATAGATCTCTTCATTATTGGATACAACGATGTCACGAGCGATAAAACCCTATTCATCCAAGGTAAAAATCAGATCACCGATTCGATCCCATTATTTGTCAATGGAAATCAATCTATCAATAATAATATCAATCTCTTATTGCTCGGTAATGAAATATCGACAGATGATATTAATCTATTTATACACGGTTTTGATTATGCTAATAACAATATAGATCTTCTTATCATTGGACATATAACATACAACAATAATATCCCATTGATTGTAATGGGTCATCAACCGGAAAATGAGAACATCGCGTTATTTGTTAATGGCCATAATGACATCGATAATAATATAGATCTATTGATCATTGGACATGCCGACGTAACCAATCAAATTGACCTATTTATCCACGGAAGAGATCAAACAAATAATTCGATAGATCTCATTATTACTGGTCATTTAACGGATAGTGATTATATTCCTTTGTTTGTGAGCGGACTGGGTTTTGTTGGTGATAATATTCCTCTCTATATTAGCAGTTTGAATATCAAGAATAATAACATAACACTATATGTTTCCGGTCCCAACCAAATTACTGATAATATTACCCTATTCGTTCAAGGTCGAGAGGAAGAAACTGATGTTTTTACTCTCTTTATCCATGGTCATTCACCAATCACTGACAATATATCTTTATATATACATGGTCATAACACACTGACTGATGATATTACTCTTTTCGTGGGTGGGTATCAAACAAACAATAACAGCATAGAATTATTCATTCGTGGACATGAACCATACAGCAATAATATAGATCTTTTTGTCAATGGATATGAAACTTTTGTTGGTGATATTCCATTATTTATAGGTGGTGATGAAGCATCAAATAATTATATAACTCTTTTTGTCAGTGGTATTGGTTTTAAATCAACAGATATTCCACTTTATATCAGTAGCTTAAATATAAAAAATAATAATATTGCACTATTTATTGCTGGTCCAGCCATTGTCAATAATCAAATAGACTTATTAATTAATGGTCATCAATTGATTCCCAATAATTTAGAATTATTCATTAAGGGATATCAATCGCAAATCAATGATTTAGATCTGATTCTATTTGGTCATCAACCGATCAACAATAATATCGATCTTTACATCAGTGGTAGTCCGGCGTTTATAGGTATAAACAATGACATAAACTTATTTATTAATGGATATAATACTTATAATAATAATTTGACACTTTTTGTTCGCGGACAAGAAACAGAAGCTCAAACATTTACATTGTTTATCTATGGTCATGAATCACTTAATAATAATGTTGAATTATATCTTCATGGATATGATCTCGAAATTGATGATATAGATCTTTTTGTTGTCGGGCATCAACCATATAATGAAAATGTAGATTTATTTATTAATGGATTTGCGCCAGAAACCAATATTTTCCCATTGTTTATTCATGGTTTTAACACTAGTAGTTCATATATTGATCTAGTTATTAATAGTTATCAAATCAATAATAATAATGTTGATTGTTATATATATGGATACTCTTTATCATCAGACAATATCGATTTATTTGTTGATGGTCACGAATTCACATTCAATTCCATCGCATTGTTTGTCAATGGCTTGACACCAACCACATCCTATATCCCACTTTTTACGTCTGGCTCTGGCATAATACCGGTTAGTGGACAAATTGATTTATTCATATATTCAAGGGGCGAATTGTTTGATGGAATACCCCTGATTATCAATGGTGTTATTGAGAAACCAGAACTTGAGTGTCCAGAAGTTACGGCTACTGGTTTGGTTCAAATAACCGATACTATGATTAATATTTTCCAATCTAGTATTGACGCACTGATTAATCAACTTGGTAAAAATGTTTTGCTAAACTTTGATCCTCAACGCACAGAATGCCCCAATTGTATTTTTGATCCATACAGAAAAAGATCTACTGGTATTTATAAAACAAATCCGATTGGTCCAAGGCCATTTAAACGTGGTCGCCAATGTCCGTGGTGTAAGGGCAAGGGATATGAAGAAATAGTGTCTCAAAAGTGTATAAAGTGTTTGATTAAATGGAATCCAAGAGATTTTGAGAATTACGGGCTTTCTTTATCTAATTATAACAATATTGTTAGATTGAAGACATTAACAGAATATTTGGATGATTTGTGTAGGGCTAAAACAGCCTTTATTGATACCGATCAGTCTGGTCTTTCTAGACAAAGAGCAAAATTAATTAAAGGACCGATACCAGTGGGATTACGTCATGATCGTTATTGTTTAAGTTTCTGGGAAATTATATAATGGTTCACAAAAGGGAGTTGTTATAATGAAATGGGAAATATATTATGATGATGAAACAAAAATTACTAGTGACGATATGAAGTGGGAAAATCTATCTCCACATGGGGTTTTGATAATTATTCATTATCAGAATGATAACAAAAAGCAAATACATATGGGGGCAGATTATTATTTAATGAGGAACGGGACTGTTATTTCTTTTCCAATAAAAGATTTACATGAACATTTGTTGTTGGGTATACCCAAGGGGGCGATTAAATTTGGGCGTTGGTGTCCCGATGATGTTTGGGAAAGGGTGCATAGGAAAGTTTTGGAGAAAAATAATTAATTAGGAGTTTTGTGGCAAAATGGCATTGATTCCAACACAAAAATTATTTTGGGCAGAAAGATCATCCCGCAAACTTAGATATACTGACTTAACATCGTTGGGAGAAAATTATACTCTTTTTACTCTTCCTGTATCATCCCTTCCTCTGGGTATAGACATTGATACAAAAAATAATAAAATTTATTGGTGTGACCCACAAAGGAATTTGATAGGAAGTGGCGATTTAGGGGGTATATCTACTAATATTGTAATTCAAGCGAAAAATGCAAAATATTGGGACATTTTTATAGATCATTTCATAAATAAGATTTTTTATATTAGAAGAGTTAGTAGTCTAG